CAACTCTGCGAGAGACTTACCACGATCTGCGGCTACTGTTAGTTGATTACTCATTTTATTCTCCATGAGATTTGTGTTAAAGAGTCTAAGTTATACCATCAAGCGTCTTTTACGTCAAGCCAATTAGGCCCGATCTTTGACTCTAGCAGTAATGGTACGTTCATTACAACATCATAGGCTTTCTCTATGAGGTCGTTCAATCCTGTGTTCATATCGTCAATAATCTGTAGCACGATCTCCTTCTCCTCTGGATGAACATCTACAACTGTCGAGTCATGTACTGTGTTTACAAGACAAGAGTGTAGACCTTTCAACCGCTCCTCTAGTTCGATCAATACACAAGGCACAACGTCTCCTGTTGCGAAGCCTTGCACTGGGTAGTTCTTGATCATGGTGAAGTGTGAAACGCCACCACGAGCATTACGTTTAACATCTGGGAATGCATACTGCCGCCCAGACTTACTGGTGATCTTATTGAAGCGCACAGCCTCGTCTGCCAAGCTCTTGTGCCAAGCAGCTACACCCTCGTACTTCTCGTTGAAGTGGATGTAGTAGGCCTCTTCCGCTTTACTCCTGCCATAACCTGTAGCCCCGAAGAGTGGAGCAAAGGTATGCTCTTTAGCAGCCTGACGTGTAGTGGGCTGTCCTGCATCTGTGATAACCTGTGCAGTGTAGCTGTGAACATCAAAGCCGTTTGCAATCTCTGCAATAGCTACAGGATCTTGTGATAGGAATGCAGCAGTACGAAACTCTAGCTGTGCAAAGTCAGCCTCTAGGATGTGACCGCCCTCCCAGCGAGATACAAACACACGCTTAACTGGGAATGTACCGCCACGAGGCATGTTCTGCATGTTAGGGTTACGACCACTGAAGCGTCCAGTAGCAGTGATGTGCTGTGTCAGACCTACATGTAAGTAGCCGTCTTTCTTGGTGAAGGTGTCAATGCCTTCGACGAATGAAGATAGGTAGCTGCTAACAGCAGACAGACGCTTGAGGTCAGTAAGAAAGCTGATTGCTTCTTCCATACCTTTTGTCTTAGCCGTACCAATGAGTACATCTAGGTTGTCCTTTCCTGTGCTGAAGCCATTAGCACTGACCCACTTCTTAGTAGGGGCAGCAAATGCTAGACCAGCCAATATGTTTGTGTTCTTTAGCTGATACCCACGGGCCTCACAGTCCTTGCACTTGTTTGGGCGAGAGAACTTTGTGCCATCCTTCTTGATCTTAAACACCTTGCCGTCACCTTTGCACTCTGGGCATGTGAAAGCTTTTGTTCTACGGATCAATGTGCTGTTAGCTTCTACAGCCTGTGTGAACTCCTTCTTGTCGTTAGCATACTCGAATAGATTTGCCCATTCTTTCTTGTTGTTAATCTTACGAGAGAAAACTACCTGAGACATCTGCTCTGGTGAGTTGAGGTTGATAGGTGTGTCACCCATGATTTCACGCACCTTGTGTTGCAGTCTATCTTCGATGTCTGCCTTCTCTTGCTCAAACTCTTTACGCACTGCATCAAGGGCAACACGATCAACCTTGAAACCTGCCATATACATACGTGTAAGCGTCTTGCAGGTGTCAAACGTGACAGCCTTAACCTTGGCTAACGACTGTGCCTCTGGCTCACTATAGTCAGATTCAATATCGTGAAACAATTCTCGTGTCGTATCTAGGTCAGACTGAAGGTAATACGTCAGCTCCTTGAGTGGGATCTCGTTGGTGTTGTATCCATCCTTGAAGTACTTCTTGAGAGTGTCATCCTTTTGCGATGTTAGCTGTCTGCGCTGGGCGCACCCGTCTAGACTGAAGCTGTCATTCTGGCCTCGCAATAGAATGTATTCTGATAACATTATGTAATATATGTCACAGTCATACTTAAAACCACACTCCCACAACCACATAAGATCGTGCTGAGCATTATGCATGATCAGAAGTGTAGTCATATCTAGAATGTCTTGGATCAGTTTACGCCCAGCGCCACTGGTATCCTTAGCTTCTACGTGATCAATGTTAACAATGAAGGTCTCTTCAGCATTATCCGCATTCTGCATACCAACCTGCACAAGGAAGTTACCCTCCTCATACGGATCAAGATGCCACTTGTCGTTACGCATCTGCGTAGTGTTCTCAACGTCTAATACCAGTCTCATCCATCTCTCCTCTAAGCGCTGTATAGTGATCGGCCACCGTCAAGCTCACAGTGTACAACACCGTGCCAACCGCCTTTAAGCTTATTCTTTGCGATGTTCAAGTGCCGCTGTGTGTCTTGCTCATCTGCACCTTCAACTACTGGGTTCTTACTGATCAACACCATCAGGTCAGCTTCGGCAGCTTTACCTGTCTTAGAGCCTTCCATCATAGACTGGTCAACAATAACCTTACCCTCTGCTACAGCACTTAGCTGAGACATCCAGACTACGCAGCAACTGTACTGCTTAGCGATGTTACGTGCATAGATGGCTGCGTCTTTGAGGTATACATCTGACTTGTCACTGGTCTTAGATGCAAACTTGTCACCCATGTCTAGGATCAAGATGTCAGGACGCTCTTGCTTCACTAGAGACTCAACCCACTGCATATCTTTGTTTGTGCTATCCTTGATACGGATGTTCTTACGTACAGGCTCATAGCGTGAACGTGCCAGCGTTACATTACCTTTGACCTCTTCCATAGTCATACCTGCGGCAGCACTCAAGTAACGTGCGCCTACACGCTCATACGCTTCCTCGTTACACAAGACTACGCACTTGGCTCCTTGATGCGCCCAGCCCCCAGGTCCAGCAATCAGCGATGCATGGAAGGATGTCTTTCCTGTGTTAGGACGTGCGCCAACCAGAAGGAGGTGACCACCACTAACACCCTCGACCTTACGTTGCAGACTAGGGATGTTGAACTTCCACTGTGTCTGTAGATCGTTAGCCTCAAGCAGACGGTCAATAGAGATGTCTTCCCATGTGATCTTAACATTGGGTGTGAAGTCATCTTTGTAGTCATCCAAGATGCGGCGTAGTGGCTCCAAGGATGTCTGTGATCCGTTAACGAAGTCAAAGCCTAGATTAGCTACAAGATCGCCTACATACTGCTGGAACAATTGCCCTAGAACAGTGTCTGCAATCTCTTCTTTGACTACATCAGCTTTATCCATCTTGCGGAATAGATCACCGTATGCAGTCTTTGTAGCTGTAGTCATGGTCTGGTTCTGTGCATAGAACAGCGCTTCGAGGTCAGCCATGTTGAGGTCACCCTCGTAGTTGTTCATAGCATGATCTAATGTCTGTTTGATCTTACGGACGTCCTTGGTGAAGATCTTATCTGGGCAACGGATGCCCTTGTGTTGGTCATAGAAGTCACGCTTTAGAAGCGTCTTAATTAGTGCCAGTTCCATCGTCATCGTCGTTCTCTCCTCGAACCCAATATATAATAGTCATTACAGCCACCCACGGCCACATCAGCGAAAACTTGTCAGCGGCATAAGGATCTTCATTCTCATCCTCTGGCTCTGTAATGGTGTACAGCAATATCACACCTAAGATGTACATAAAAGCCGCACCATTTAAAAACATTGCTACATTCATTTTGTGTCCTTGGGTGTTGCGTAGTAAGCGCCTTCTTTACTGCTCAGTGCAGCAAATATGTCTAGCACTTGTTGGTATGACATGAAGAGCATCTGATACTCTTCTAAAGAATTGTCAAACTGTCTCATGTAAACAGAGCCATCATCTGCCAGAATAACTTCAACGTCTTCAAATTTATCACGCTCGTCTAGTGTAGTAATAATGGAAGCATCAGACTCAAACTCTACGGTAAACATTAGTGGTACTCCTCTAGTTCTTGTAGCATGGCGTTTACGTATGAATACACGTAATCCTGGTTGTCCCACTTCTTCAGTCTAGCCTTCAATGTAATGAGGTTATCTAAAAGTAAGGAGAGTTTGTCTTCTGCAATCCATGCTCGTTCAGCCCACTCTTCCTTAGTTGCTGCGTCTACTCTGTAGTCACTCATAGTCTTTTACTCCATGTTTCTCAATGTCTTCTAGCACATGCTTTAGCATCCACTTGATGTCGTCTATGTCCTGACCTTGTACCCTTACAGGTTCAAGAGTGTAACCATTACGTTCGTAAAACTCATGTACCCCGAACCAGACTTCACCGTCAGGTTCTGTATGCTTCATTAGTTGATAGTGCCAAGGCATTCTATTTCTCCTTCAATACATAAGTGATACCATCAATTACGACTTCTTTACCATCACAGGTAGCCTTAGTTGTAGCTTCTTTATGTTCTTGTTCTGTTAGAGGTGTATCGTTTAGGTAGTAAGCCTTGTAACCATCAGCCCCCTCAATAGCTGGACCACCCTCACGGTGTAGTTTATCGTTCAGATACCACTCC